ACAATAAAGAATACACACCACCCATAGACGTTTCTAATTGTTCAGCCATGTATCTTATTTCTTGAGCTGTAACTCTTTCTGCGTCTCTTTGGATTGCAGTGTGTAATAAGAAAGCGTAAGACATACGCTCTTCTAATTTTTGAATTGATTGTTGTACTACTTGTAAATCATATTGTTTGTTAGCTTGTAACACAGCAACGTCACCTTCTGAACCTGTGATTATGTCACCGTTTCTTGTGTTTGCTAAATCTCTTTTTCTAGTCACTGCATTTGGTTTAACCATAAATACAACTTTACTAGAAGCCGCCGCACTTTCAACAAGTGATTGAGATAATCCTTCTAAGCTCTTGAGGTCTCCAATAAATTCCTCAACAAAACTTCTTCCGTAATTTTCTGAATCAATCCTTACCATTCTTAATGCTTGGTATGGCATAGCGTCAGCCATGATAGTTCCAATAGTAGAAGGTATTTTAATTCCTTTTACTTCTTGGCATACATAAAATTTCTTTGTGTCTAATTTGTATATGTGAGTATAAATATCACAATTCTCGTCATCTTTATAATCACCATTAATTTTCATTTGCTCTTTAATATCTTCATCAAGAGCTGTGTGTGCAATACTTTCTTTAATTACTATTTCTATTAATGTACCTTGTGGGTCTCTTCGACATACAAACTGAGACAAAGGATAAACTCTCATTGTATCATCTTTAGGTAAATACGTCAGTACATTACCACCCACGATTAAATGTTTCAAAGCCTCGAATACACTTGTTCTTAAAGCCAACTCTTCTATCTTATTTGAAACTTCTCTTTCAATATCAGATAAAGATTTTTCAACTTGTGTTTTAATATCAGGTTGTTGTGACATTTCTTTTTTAGCGTCACCACTGATTTGTAATCTAAAGAAGGGAGAGTTTGGGGGAAGTAATAGAAGTAAAAGTTTAGAAGCTAAATTGTTGACACCCCTAGCTCCTACTGATTGGAATGGGCTATATAGTTCAGAAGTAGAATTGTGTCCTTCGTCAGGAATAAGAGACGGAATAGTTAATTCAGAACATTCTCTTGCTCTATCTAAGAACTGCTGTCTATCCGCTTTTAAAGTTTCGTATCTTTCTTTAGCGGTATTTTGTCTTGTTACTACTTCATTAATAATTTCCATTACGGTGTATTAACGCCTGAACTTGTTGTGTTAGAACCAATGTTTAAGCCTGACGTTTGAACACTTGTTGTTCCTGCCGCTTTAGCTTTCTTGATTTTTTTCTTTTTATCTGCTAACTCATCTGCTGTTTCCAAAGTTGGAACTAATTGCTCACCGATAGGTGAAGCGTTCACAACTGGGTTTGGAGCAACAGGTTGAGGTGCAGGTCTTGAACCACCACCACACATATTTATTCTCCTTTGTTATGCTATATTTAAACCAGAGTTTGAGCCTTCGACTCCACCCTGATTGTATTCATCTTTCACTTTTTTCTTAGGCATGTCACCACCTACATTAATGTCAGAAGGTTCAGGATTATCAAAAGGTTTATCTTTAGGGTCAAATTGATTTCCTGCTACAAACTGGTCGTTATCTTTTGGTACTGCGTATGTAACTGGTTTACTTGTTCCTAAGCACATTCTCGTTTTGCCTCTCCTTTAATGTATTTATAAATTTGACAACATCACGTTGTCCTGCTTTGAAGTATATTGTCTTATTATCATCTGAAAGTTCAGGTGATTTTTCAGGATATACTTTGTTTAGCAAAGTTATTAAGTCATCTACCTTATCAGGTAAGACAACATCATCTAAGTTATCCATTGTTTCCTTCTAAAAAGGGTACTTTATTACCAGAGTGACCCACTGAGCGTACCTTTGTTGTACTCAGTTGCTCTGTTTTCAAAGAAATTTGCGTGTTCAACTCCGTTCAATACCCAGTCTAACCAACCTAAAGGGTTACGTTTTACACCATAATTAGGTTTTAAACTTAGTTGAAGTAGTCTTCTGTCTGCAATATATCTTATGTATTCTTTAACTTGGTCAGGTGTTAAGCCTTCAATGCCACCCATTTCAAAAGCTAAATCAATAAATCTATCTTCTAAATCTACCATATCTCTACATGCTTGATAGATACTTGCTTTAAATTTTTCAGTCCAAACATTAGGATTTTCTTTTATTAAAGCATGAAATAGTTTTATCATGTTTTCTACATGGTGAGTCTCATCTCTAATACTCCACGTTACTATCTGACACATACCTTTCATTTTACCAAATCTTTGAAAGTTAAGTAGCATAACAAAAGAAGCAAACAGTTGTAACCCTTCTCCAAATGCAGAGAAACAAGCTATCTCTCTAGCTAATCCTGATATTCCTTTACCTTTACTTTCAAATAAATAATTATGTTTGTCAGACATTTCTTTATATTCTTGAAATGCTTTGTAATCACTTTCAGGTAAACCAATAGTATCATTAAGTAATGAGTAACTGTGTGCATGGTTTGCTTCACTGGTTGCAATAGCAGACAACATCATTCTTATTTCAGGTGGTTTAAATTTTGGTATGTAATTATCAAGATACGCCTGAGCTATATCTACATCACCTTGTGTAAAAAATTTTAAAATTTGATTAATAAGATTTTTTTCTTGTTTAGTTAGTTTACTATTCCAGTCTCGTACATCTTCATGTAATGGTACTTCACTCGGTAACCAGTGCATTTTCTGTTGCATATCGTATGCTTTAAAAGCCCACTCATATTCGAATGGTTTGTAATGTACTCTTTCTTTAAATAAACTCATCTAAACAACTCAATCCCTTCTATAATAATTATTACTAATAACTCTAATGCCAAGATAGTGTGATACACTGTCCATAGCACTGTTTGTTTTTGTTTCTTTTTTTGACACTGACACTTTCGTGGCTTGTCAATATCTTTAAATAGTTCTGTATATGTCATCTATGCCTCACATGCTAAACACTCTGACTCAGGTATTATTGTTCGTTCTACTTTTAACGATACCAACTCAGCACGTTTAATTGCTTCTGACCTACAGTAGTAAAGTGTTTTTAGTTTCTTTTTCCAAGCTAACATGTGTATGTCATGTAGCTCTTTTATGTCTACATCAGCAGGAACAAAAACATTTACAGACTGAGCTTGACAAATATATTGTTGTCGGTCAGCCGCATGGTCTATTATCCATTGCTGATTTATTTCAATAGCAGTTTTAAATATTTCTTTTTCATAATCATTCAATTCATCTAAATGTAGAACTGAACCATTAGCCTGAAGTATTGACTGCCATACTTCTTCAGTATTCATTCCTTTACTTTCTAATAACTTTTCAAGGAATTTGTTTTTAACAAGAAATGAACCAGACATAGTTTTTTGCACATACGCATTGGCTCTGTATGGTTCTATTGAGGGAGAAGTTGTCCCACAAATAATTGATGAAGAAGCATTAGGTGCAATAGCTAACAAGTGTGCATGACGCATACCTGTACCTTTCATGTCAGGAGCTTCACCTCTTTCTAATGCTAAGTTCTTTGACTCTTGTACTGCTTCTTCTTTAATCTTTTTAAATATTTTTAAGTTTTGTCCTTTAGCTAAAGCAGACGCAAAGGCAATACCTTTTGATTGTAAATACGCATGAAAGCCCATAGCTCCTAAACCAATACTACGTTCTTGGTGTGCACTAAATTTAGCTTTTGCTAATTCATCTGGTGCATTGTCAATAAATGATTGTAATGTATTATCTAAGAACCTAACTAAATCAGGTATAAATTTATCGTTATCTTTCCATTCATCAAACTTTTCTAAGTTCACACTAGACAAACAACACACAGCAGTACGTTGTTCATTAGTAGGTAGTGTAATCTCAGTACATAAATTAGAATGATGTACTTTTAATTGTTTATCTTTTTGTGTTTGGGGAAGAGCATTATTGATTGTGTCAATAAAGCAAAGGTAGGGTTCACCAGTAGCTACTCTGTTTTCTAAGATACGTTGCCATATCTCTTTAGCAGAAACAGTCCGTACTACTTGTTTAGTGTGTGGGTCAATTAAATTCCAACTATCATCATAGCTTGGGTCTTCAATACATTTGTCAATTAACTGCATGAAACTGTCAGGTACGTTGACACCATGATGTAGGTTAAGACATTTTCTATGTATGTCACCACCACTAGGTTTACGCATGTCTAAAAATTCCATTATCTCTGGGTGAGATAAATCCATGTATGCGGCGTAGCTTCCTCTTCTAGTTTTACCTTGAGAGAAAGCTAGTATCTCTGAGTCAACGACATGCAAAAAAGGAATAGACCCTGAGCTTTGACTACCGCCGCTAGTGAGTGTACCGTCTGAACGAACATGTCCCCAGTACCCACCAATGCCGCCACCTACTGACGCTAACCATGCGTTCTCTGTGTAGTGTGCGGTTAAACCTGTACGACTATCTCCTACATAATTTAGAAAGCAGGAAATAGGCTGACCTCTTTTACTACCTGCATTAGTTAATACAGGTGTAGCAAACATAAACCAGAGTTTAGACGCATAGTTATAAATTCTTTCAGCCATTGCGTCATCATCTGAGAAAGCCTTAGCGGCTCTCATAAATGCGTCTTGAGGCGAACCTTCATTCGGTAAAAGGTATCTGTCTTTTAGTGTTGTCTTACCAAAATAGGTTAGTAGTTCGTCTCTTGCATAGTCCATTTATGTCTCCTTAATTAATTTAAAATTGTTTTCTCTGTCATAATATTTGTATTTGATTGTTGTAGGTTTGAATGTTTCTATGTGTTTAAAGATTGCAGTTTCATCTAACTCAGAACAAGTATAGACATCTAGTTGCAGTAACGCAGGGTTACATTCGTCCCAACAATGAAATGCTATATGTGATGTTTCAATAACAGTCACACAGGTAAGACCTCTATTACCTTCTTTATTACAGTAATAGGCAATAGGTTTACCTAGCATTTTCATTTTAATTAAGTGGACTAATTTTCTGACCCACTTCTTTATATATCTAGTATCCTTTGGGGGTGAGCTTATCTCCGCCCTTATCAGAAGGTGCTTGTGTTTTGTCATCTAGTTTTAAATTGAGTTGTTTTGGATTGTCTTTATCAATGATAAAATCAATGTATTGTTTAGCCTTCAACAAATCATCAATGCCACCTTTGAGATTATATCTACATATATATTTAACCACATTTCCCTGACAGAAATCGAGTTTATTTTTTACAATAAAATCAATGGGTTCTATCTCATGTTGGGTATAATGCGGTGGTTCTTTAATCATATCCGCCATAGTTTAACTTTACCTGTCTTTCTGTTGTAGTCTTTATGTGTTAGTATGTGTGCAACTCTCGCTTGTTGGAGAGCTTCCTTCTCAGAATAACCTGCTTTATCATAGGCGGATAAAACTTTCTTCCATAGGTCTAATAAGGGAACATTATTATCCCCTAAAATCTTCTGTGCTGTTTTGACGCCTACCTTTGGTACTCCTGAAAATCCGTCAACACTGTCACCTGCCATAGCTTGTACCATGAACCAGTAATCAGCCTCTTTTTTAGTGACTTTCTCTATAGTCTTACCGTCCCTAGATATTAAAGAAGGTATTTGTTTTAGGTCTTTATCAATAGATACAATAACTCGCTCATCATTATGAGGAACAGTAGCTAAGATACCTAATACATCATCTGCTTCTAACTTAGGGTAGATAACAGCTTTGTGTTTCTTAATAACATACTCACGCAAAGCATTAAGAACCATAGGTTTACGCTTTTGCTTACGGTTATCTTTATAAGAAGGCAGTACATCTTTACGGAAGTTATCTTTATCAGTTAAAGCTATGACAAAATCATCAGCTTGTAGGTCTGTAAGTAAATCATCTAATGTACTATCTATTTGAGACTCACAAATATTCTGGTCACAATGTAAAGTCCATAGACCATTACCCCAGTGTGTATCTATTTCATTCATAGTAGCAATCTTATAAATAAGAATGTCACCGTCTATTAATAGTTTACGTTTCATTATAATTTAACCCTCTCTTTTACATCAAACAATTCTTTCAAAGGTATAAGTATACACTTAGAAGCAAAGTTATCTCCTATCATCTTAGTGTTATCTATATATT